ATGGCCCTCGCATCAAACATCGTCCGCCGACCAGGTTCATCGCGCTACTACGTCCGCGTGACGGTGCCCAAAAAGCTTCAGGTGTTCCTGGGGAAGAAAGAGCTTTGGAAGTCGCTGGGCACCAGTGATCCGCACACCGCGCGAGCCAAGGCGCTGCCTATCATGTCGGGCTGGTATGCCGAGTTTGAAGCGCTCGCGGCGCGCCGCGAGCCGAGCGCTGCCGATCTACAGGCTGCTACCTGGTCGCACTATTCAGCTACGATGGAGCTTGACCGGCTGGAGCGCGCCGCCCTCCCCACTAACGACGCGATCGAGACGGCCAGGAATAAGTTGGCGGCTGACATTGAGGCTGGTCGCGTGGCCTGGTCAGATGACCCCCTGGTGCAATTGGGCAGCGCCGTCGAACTGATGTTGATGAAAGACGCCGCCGCTACGTCGCGCGATCTGCGCGCGCGCAAGCTGGCGACCGTCCGGAAGCACCTAGCGGCCGGCGAGACGGCGCTGATCGAATGGGCCGCCGACGACGTGATCGAGCGCGAGCGCCTGTTGATGCCAAAGGGTAGCGCGGCCTACCGCGACCTTTGCCAGCGCCTGCAGCGGGCCGAGATACAGGTGCTTGAACGAGCCCAGGAACGTGACCAGGGCAACTGGACGGGCTCGTCGAATGATCCGGTGGTCGCGCCGGTTGACCCCACAATGGCCCGCAAGCATGCGGCGCCAGGCGAAACGCTCGCGGAGTTGTATGCGCGCTACGAGGTAGAACAAGCTGGTCGCGTGAGCGCCGATACCTGGGCGCAGAATGCTGGCATCGCGAAACTGTTCTTTGAGCACGTAGGGGAGACCGCGCACGTCACGGCGGTCACGCGCAAGGCAGTCCGCAATTGGAAGCACGCCCTCGCCTCCTGGCCACGCAAGGCGACGTCGATCAAAGAGTTTCAGGGTATGTCGTTTCGCAAGGTCATTGAGGCGAACGCGACGGTAGGCAAGCCGGTGATCAGTGTTCGCACGACGAATCGATACCTGAGCGCGATCGCACCGTTCTGCCAATGGCTGTTTGATAACGAATACATCGAAGCGGACGCCTGCCGAGGGATGTTTCTAGCCATCGATAAAGAGCAGCGCTCGGTCTACCCCTGGTCGGGTGATGAACTGAGAATTATCTTCTCGTCGCCGCTCTTTCATCAGTGCCGTGGCGACGGGCACGAACACCAGACGGGCAACGTCGCCATTCGAGACTGGCGCTATTGGTTGCCCTATCTCGCGGCGTATAGCGGCGCCAGGTTAGGCGAACTGGCGCAACTGCTGACCAGTGACGTTCGCCAGCTTCACGGCGTATGGGTTGCGCACATTAGTCCGGAAGGGTCGAGCGCGAAGTCGGTCAAGACAGCCGGCAGCGCGCGCGTCGTGCCGGTGCATTCGAGGATGATCGAGTTAGGCTTTATCGACTACCATCGCCGCATGGTCGAGCACGGCGCGACGCAGTTGTTCCCGGAGCTCCAGCCAGACACGCGCGGTCACTTTTCGCGGACGCCCTCACGGTTCTTTGCGGGCTACTTCACGGACGTTGGCGCCAAAACGGATAAGAGCAGGAACTTCCATTCGTTCCGACATAGCGCTGCTGATGCTTTCCGGCGCGGTGGCTACATGGATGAAACGTTCGCGCCGTTGTTGGGGCATACCAAGGGCAGCACGACGGGGCTTTATGGCGTGGTGCCGCAGGGCATCTTGAGCCAGCGGGTCGCGATGATCGAGGCGATCATTTATCCAGGATGCTAGAGAAGTTTTTCGTCAGGTTGGTCTGGGATAAGCGCCAGCGCTGCATGCATTTCTTTCTCCCATTCTGGGGACGTCTGACCTGAGCGCATCGCTGCAAACGACTTTGTCATATGTGGCTCCATCGCAGCGATAATGGCTCCTATATCCATGCCGCGCCCGATGGTGGGCAACACTGGGGAGCTTTCGCGGTCTGAGCCGTTATAGAACTGATGTGCTCCACCTCCCTCATGAACGCCTCCCTGCCTGTGCCGCCAGGCAACAACGCACCGTGGTCCCACTTGTTTGTCGACTAGATGAACAGCCTGATTGATACCCGCTAGGTGATCAGCCACAGTAAGGGGAGTTACTTGACGACGATCGCTCGCTCTAACGATGCGAAGCAAGTCACGCATCCACTTTCGGTCTTTGGGCAGATGCAATGCTCCACTTCCAGCCGATGCCAGCCGCGGCGTCCTGGCAGCGGCTGATTGTGGATGTGTTACATGGCGGGTGTAGCGAAAATACGCCTTGCGATCGGGCGTCAGCAGTAGATCAATTTCATAGAGCCTTACTTCGCCGCCAACGAATGCCGGAATCATCACCGTATGGATGGCCCGGCCGGGCATACCAACCATGTGGCGCGGAAACTCCCTTTTCAGCGCCTCGGTTAGCACCCCGAGGCTGTGCTCAAGTGTTAGATTTCGACCGCGCAGGACCGCGCTCATCCAATCTGCGGGTTCTGTTCCGCGCGCCGTAGCTCCAAGCCCCGCATATCCAAGGAGCGCCACTCCATCGGTGGTATCGAGGCACAAGATCTTGCGCGCGTCGTCCTTCGGCTTTTTGTGCTTGTAGGACAGGCGGCGGTCCGCAAGCAGCCAAATTGTCTCCGGACCATTCACGGTCAAAATGAGCGTCATCCAAATGCACCTATGGGGCCAAACGATTCGCGCTCGCTTTCGCTTTCGCGATAAACGGGTCGATCTCGGACTCTCTGATCGTCCTCTCCGCAATCAAAAAATGCGCGAATTTCTCGATTACCTCGCTGTTCCTCTCAACAAAGCGCATCGCGTCGCGTTCAATCTGATTGAACGCTTTGTTTAGGTGACGCTGCTCTTTCGAGCCACCGCATCGGGCAAGCCAGTATTTCGCCTGGTCTTTATCCGCGTCAGCGGTTTGCCACCAGTCCGGATTAACAAGCTGCTCGGCGAAGGGGCCGCACAGAATTTCTACGCCATAGTTGCGCAAGATTTGCCGCTCGCGCGCGTTCGTCGCAACCTGGTCAGAGATCTTCTCGGATGCAACCACCATGGCGACTGCAAAAACGCCCTCCCCGGCATGCGCCACTTCGTTCTTAATGGCAAGCGGGTCGCGGCGGATGAACTCCGGATCGATAGAAACCCACGCCACGCGGAAACCGAAATACCGGGCGGCCATTACATGCCCAGCCTCATGGAAGGCGGAGTTGAGTAGTTCGCGATTTGCGTCCACGTGCTGACGAAATTCGCGACCGGTCATCATATTCATTGAGAAGCCCCTCATCGGTTTGCGTGGTGAGGGAATCGACCTACAGCAAAAAAAATAGGAATGCGCGAGGAAGAAATAGGAAACATATATGCAGCGCAGCAAAAGGGCCGCTCTTTCGCACTGTTTCGAGACCGCAATTAGTGGAATCGGGCCAAGCGATCCTCATAGTTGGCAAGCGCAATCGCGCCCCGGATGTGATTCGGCCAGATGTTGCCGGCCTCGCCCAGCGCGACCTTGATCTCGTTGTCGGTCATCGCACCGCATGCCGGACAAGGGGCGATGTGCGCCAAGTGGTGCGCCAGCCGCTCTATACGATCAGCGGCCAGCGGACCGATGGCGGTCCTTATCTGATCGGCATTGCCGGTGCCAGCGACGGGCAACAGGCGTTCAACGAGTGCGTGGTAGAGATCGGTCCCCAGATACAATTCAGTCATTTCAGCCCCGTGTTTGTTGATGCACGCGATTGAAATGCTTGATCTGGGATTCGGCGGCAAGGTCGGCGGCTTCGGAAAAACCGAATAGTAAGTCAATGCTGACTTGTCAGATCATCTGCTTTAGGAGATCTCTTAGAACGTTCCGCCTCAGAATCGCGCGGTCCTTATTTGCGGCGGCGAAGGTGCTGCCGGGCTTTTCGGCGTGCTTCACTTCCTCCTGAGCCTTCTCAAGTTCCTTTTGAACGATCTTCTTTGCGGCGAGAAAACCAGCTGAGTTAGCGAGAGGGTGTCCGGCCATTTAATGTCCTTGTTGCATAGTCAGCAGGAACTGACCGACTCGTCCGAAAGAATAGTTTCGATCAGCTGCTACTCACTTGCCTCCAGACGGAAAGGTCGCAGATGCTGACCCGTTGCAGTTGCATCTCGACCATACTACTATCCCATTGTATTCATGAGCAATTCATTTTGTAGGGGATTGACCATGTCGCGCACTGGAGCGTTTCTTTTGGGTGCACTTGGCGGGTTGTTGCCTCTAATGGTCACTCTGCTCGCCATCGATATCGCTCCAATCATTGATAACCCTAGGATTTTCAGCGTTGGCAACTGGTGCGGCTATGGCATCAAAGTGTTGGTGTTAGTCCTTCTCGGTGGCATAGTCGCTCTACTAAACTCCGAGGTTAAGCAGCCATTTGCCTTGGTGCAGCTCGGGATTGCGGCGCCAGCCCTAGTCACCTCATTCATAAATGGCGCGTCTGGAAAACCTCCCAACAATCAGACTGCAAGCTATTCGATTGTTTCGATGGCGCACGCTCAGGACGGATCGTCGTCTCAACTCAAGAGAATTCAGGTCGCGGATTTTTGGAGGGACGTGGGCGCTGGCATTACGACCCGTTTGGACAATTTGGCGGTGCAGAAGCTCCCTCAACCGCAGAAACTTCCAGATCCGATAGCGGCTACGCCGGCCCCAACTACTTCTGACCGGCAGTTTTGGGTCGACACCGGCACGCTCGCTGACTGGGCCGGCAGGGATATAGCGTCTACGAGCGGCCCAATGCCAAAATTTGAAGTGAGTAACAAGGCATTATGCGACGAGAGCGGCCAAATTGCCGTTTGTTGGGACAATCGCATCACGGGATTTCCGCGGAACGTCCCCACTGACTTAGCCGTGCCGCCGACTCCACAATGGTGCACCTACAAGAGTTCAACTGTGCGAATTACTACTCCACCCGACGGAGCTGCTCCGGGTCGAGTCTATTTGTGTGCTCGTTCAGCAGCCAAGAGGTGAAGCGTCGAGCCGCATGATCCGGCGCACTTCCCCGTAGACCCATTTGGCATCCCGGCCGAGCGGCTGAGTAACTGTGAAGGTTCGGGGACCGATGACCTTGGCGACCTTCCGCTGATTCCGCATGCAGTAGATGGCCCAGCCGTCGCTGTAGAGCTCCTTAAAGCGCAACTGCTTGTGCTTCCCTGGACCTTGCCACTCGCCCCAAGCTGCCTTCATAGCCTCCCGGAGAGCCTGCATGCCCCGCTCCGAAGGTTGGGGTGGAAGGACCGCGCCTTGAATATGAAGCCGGCCGTCCTTGTCGGTATCGACCACGAACCAGTAAGGCAGGACGATCCCGGCCCGTTTTAGCTCCTTGTCGAAAGATCGCTTCAGTGAGTCCAGGAAGCCCGCTGGATGGCCTTTGGCCTTCTCGATGGCTTCTGGAGTTAGATTGAAGGTGAAGGCGACAGCGGGCGTCTCTGCGATCAGCAGGGCCGCCGCCGCGCACACGGCTTTGACGCTGTCACCTGTAAGGTCCCACACAGGGATGAGGTTGTCGTTTGAGGGTGTGGGTGACTGAGTCTGTGACGGTGTGGGGGAGCTAACTGAAGATGACACGCCGGATGGGGCAGCCGTTTCCGGCTCCGGAGGGAGGAAAGAGCTAATTTTCTGCAGTGTCCGCGCATCCTTGTAGGCGGATTGCCGGCGGCGTCGCGGAACATTTTTCGACCGCGAGGGCAGGACATTTTTCGACCGCTTTGTTTCGCGGTTATCCTGCGAAATGGAGCCAGGACTGCTATACTCAAAACTGTCGGGTAGGCTTCGCAACGGCACGGCTCGATACTCCTTGAAGGACCGTCCCTCTCGCCAAGGGGCGGTCTTTTGCTTCTATAACTTACAATATAGCGCGCCCCGTTCGGTCTGCGCTCGGTTTATGCTCGCTATCTCAAAATTCCGCCCGGCCGCATCTGTATTCGGAGTTCCTTAGCGACGATGCCGCGAATGGCAGGCTCGATTTGACTCGCGATCGTTCGGCCCATGGCCTCATGATCCGCCTGCGAAGCGCCAGGCGATCCTTGCACCGTGACGTTCACGACTGGCGCGACGGTCGTCTGGCTGCCCCCACTGAGCGCCGGAACTGAGCCGACCACGCCGCCGTCAGCGAAACGAGGAATACGGTCGGCGTTGATGGCCTGCAGTAGCGCCAGGTGCTTCGCCGTCGATTGGGCATTCGTGATGAATTCGCCATTCGAAACGCGCGCGACGATGGAGTCTGATCGCCCGGTTCCTGGTCCGTCGATCCGGCCGCCGTCTGCGAACGTCGGCATCATGTAGCTGCCGATCGCGATGCTACCTGCCGCGCCGCCGCCGAAACCGCCCATCATGCCGCCCAGGCTGCGCATGAGCGGCTGCACGATCAACATCTTGACCAGAGCCTCCTGCAACGCGCGCACGATCACGCGCGACATGTCGGAAAAGCCCTGCGAAACGCTCTTGGTGCCATCCAAGATGTCGGTCAAGCCGCTGGTTAGCGACGACGACATGGTGTTGCCGATCGACTTCATGACGTCATTGGCGCGCATGGCGCTGGCCTCAACGCTGCCCAGGGCACTCGCGACGTCGGGGTAGATCGACCGCAGGCGTTCCGCGATCTGCACGTCCTGCGGATCAAGCAATGCCGTCTGTGAACCGCGCCTGATGTCGCTGGCGATCTGGGCTTTCTCCATCGCCTTGGTTGCCTGGGCGTAGGCGTTGGCAACCTCTTCGATCTTCCGGCGCTGTTCCTCGGTGACAACGTTGGCGCCCTTCCCTGCCGCGGCATTCGCCTGCATGGCGACGGTTTCGAGTTGCGCCACGATCTTGGAGCGGTTGCGGGCTTCCGCAGTGAGATCCACAGCGGCAGCTTCAGCCTTCAGTGCAGCGATGCGTTTTTCGGTGCTGTCGATCGCGCCCTGCAGCTTATCGGCGCCGCTGTCGGTCGGCTTCAAGGTCGGTGCCGCACCAGTGCCGCGATCGACGGCCGGCTTCACCGGACCATATGCATCGCCCTGGGCGAGCGCGGCGATCTCTTTCTGTAGCCGGTCGCGGTGGCTCTCTAGGGTCTCACGGCTGGCGAGAACGCCGTAGGTGTCGGTCCAGGAACTTGTGCCATTCAGGCGCGCGTTGACCTTGCCGAGCGCATCGCGCTTGGCGTCGATATCGGTGTCGCTAGTGAAGCCAGAGATCTTGATCTTGTTCGATAGCTCCACGGCCTTGGCGATCAGGTTGATCGTGTCCGACCAAACGCCCTTGATCGTCAGCAGGACCGATGCCAGGTCATCCCAGGACGGCTTCAGCGCTGTAGAGAGCCGCTGATGTGCCACTTTAAGCTGGTCATCCAATTCCTTAGCGCGCTGCACCAGCACGTTGGAGAAGATGCCGTCCGAATTGGCGCTGGTCTCCCGGATGGTCGCCAGCATGCTTTCCGCTGACGTCCGGCCGTGGCGGATGCGCTCCACGAACTGGCTGCCGAACATGCGCTGGCCCAAGTCCAGGGAAGCGGCGCGCTGGCCGATCTGCTCAAGCTGCACCATCGCGGCGAGCACGGCCTTAACCTTCTGATCCTGGTCGGTGGCGTTACGAAAGAGGACCAGGCCCTCAAGGCGCTGGCCGGCAGCCTTGGCCAAGGTTTCGTTGTAGACCCTCAGCGCCTTCTCAACGTCGGAGATCTTCTCCTTGCCGGTCTCCCATGCGCCGACGTCGATCGGCGATTTTTCCGTGGTCGCGCTGAAGGCGTGCCCCAGTGCGGCTTCGAGCTCGCCGGCTTCGACCTTAAGCTTCCGGGACTCATTGGTGAACCATTGTAGGAACTGCGGCGAAACGCCTATGTTTTGAGCCTTGTCGGCGAGAGCCACCATGTCGGCCAATTGCTCGCGGGCGCCGGAGATGGCGTCGGACATAAGCTTTAAACTGCCGGCAATGAGAGCCACCTTGGCCACCATGCCGATGGCCATGCGGGATGCTGACGCCAACAAGCCGTCCCGAATGCCGACGTTCAAATCGAGGAACTGCTTGCCGATCTGGCGCGCAACGCTGCCGACGTGGTTGGAGGCTTCATTCATCTTGGCCTTGAACGCCTGAATGTCCGGCGCGCCGAGCGCGATATCGAGGGAAGGTTTCTTGGCCATTACGCGGCCTCCCCTTCCTGGTCGCCAATGTCCGAGGTGAACAGCGTGGCGAGCACGCTAAACGCCGTGGCGCTGTTCTCCAGGACTGGCCGCGATCGCACGTGGCGATCGACCAGGTCGTCGGCTTCCTCACGGGACAGGCCGCCGCCAATCAGGCCCAGGTAGATCACCTGCTCCACATCGTCGGTGCTGAAGATCCCTTGCTCGAAGCGCTTGAAGCAGGCGGCCGGTGTGGATCCATAATCGCCAGGAAGGCCTCGGACAGACAAGACGGCGCGCGTCCAGGTCGTGTTCAAATTCATAGCGTGCGTTCCGCCAGCCCAAACGATCGGCTTCACGGTGTCGGTGGTGTCAGTCATTGATTGCCTTTCCAATTGCGTCTGAGATCGCTTCATCGATGTCGGGTTTCATCGCCCGGTAGGTGTTCCAGAAAAATGGGCGCGCCGGTTGGCGGCTGTTGCCGAACTCGAAACCCAAGCTGTAGTCGTATGGCTCGCCGCTACCCTCGCGAACCTCGGTGGTAGTGATTTCACCTCCGGCGACGACATGCACGTCGAGCGGATCGCGAGTGTCCACCTGGATCGACTCTTCGAGGTTTCCGCTTTCATCAGGTGAAGCTTGATGCGACCGCAATGCCGCGCGCTGGGCTTCCGATAGCTGGCGCGCTTGGTCCTGCAGAACGTCGGCCAGGTTGGCCTCTACCTTGTCGGGGAGGCTTTCCAGGAACCCTTGGAGATCTTCAGGCGTCATGCGTCACCATGCGAGCATTTCGGCGGTCACATTGGGGTCGTCGAGGAAGCTTCTCCCACTCTCGCCGGTAGCGGCGCGCGAAACAGCCATCCAGGTCGCTGCCGCGCCGTCAATACGATCTCGGGACTTGCCCTTGTGCATGGTGCGGTTGCCGGCGCTGTCGGTGTGGATTGAGACGTTGCTGAAATTCCATCGCAGCACGGGATGACCGCCGTGGCGGAAGTTGCCGCTGATGATCGCGGCCTCTAACGTGTTCAACGCGGGGCTTTGGGTTACCCAGCCCTGGCGCATGGTGATGATCGGGTAGCCCTCGTCACTGAGCGGCGCCATGACGGCCTGGGCATACGCTGCGTCGAATGCGATCTCTTGAACTTGGAAGCGTTCGCATAGGCCTCGGATGTAGTCTGCCACCGCGCGGTTATCGATCACGTTGCCGGGCGTGGAAATCAGATGGCCCTCTTGCGACCAGCGCACATAATCGACGCCGTCGAGATCTCCGCGCTTGCGGATGTCAGCCTCGGGCGCAAAGAACATTGGCAGCGCAGTATAGCTGTCGCCGTCACGGAAACATGCGACCACGGCGCTAAGATCGACGCTCTTGGACATATCAACTCCAATCCAGCACGGAGCGCCGGCCAGGGCGTCATAGTCGATCGGCTCGCTGCCGAGATCGTAAGTGGCAAGGTCCACAAACGGGCTGGTGCTGTGGTCAAGCCAGCGGTTCAAATTGAATTGCAGGAAGCTATCCCGATCGGTCGGCGAGTTGATCGCCTTCTGGGCCTTGTCGCGGTAGCTCGCCAGGTCCGGGTAGCCGCTCGCCATTCCTGGGTTCAAGGCATGCCATAGCGCTTCGTCTTTCCAATCGTCGCCTTCCTCAGCCATGAAGATGACCGGCAGCGTAGCGGGATCGATGATCTCGCCCTTCTGCACCTTGATCGCGTATTCAACCGTCTTCCACGCCAGGTTCTCCTGGCCGCGACCGCTGGTCGTGGCGACAATCATCAGCGTGCCAGGAACCTTCACAAGCGCGGAGTCGAGGGCGTCCCATTGCTTCTGGCCGGCGCGGCCTTCCCACGCGTGCAATTCGTCAGCAATGACGACGTTGGGCGTCTTGCCGTGCTGCACGTTGCCGTCCGATGCCACCGCCTTGTAGCGGCTACGCTCTTTGGCGAAGTTGATGGTCGAAGTGTATTCGAGAACCTTCAGGTGCTTGTGGAGTCGTTGGTCGCCCTGGACGATCAGGGCCGCCTCGTTGAAGAGTTCCAGCGCCTGTTCATGCGCCGACGCTGCCGACAGCACTAGGCTTCCCGGCTGGCGTTCCGGACCGACCAGGTGCAACAGCGTGATAGCTGCACACAGAGACGTCTTGCGATTCCCTCTTGGAAGAAGCAGCGTGAGGCGCCGCACAACGCGGCTACCGTCCGGGTGTCGCGGACCATACAGCTTGCGAATGATCCGCTCTTGCCATTCGTCTAACTGGAACGGGTGGCCGCGCGCCGGGTTCTTGGGGTGCTTCAGGCGCCGCAACCATTGCACCGCGCGCTCGCCGTCGCCGAACGTATCTTCGATCTCGGAGCCGTCGTTAATCCAAGAGGGAATCATCATCTTCATTCTCCCTCATGGCCGCGCGCGATCGGCTGATCGGGGTCAACCCGAGTTCGTTCGCCGCCAATCGCATGGTGGTCTGGGCAGCGTTGAGCGTGCCGAGCGCGGGGTGCTTCTTGCCGCCGAGCAGGATGCCGTCCTTGTTGATCTGCTTCTGGGCCTGCACCATCACGCCAAAGGCGACGCAGTAGGACTGCACCGTGCCCAGGTCGCCCTCGGTCAGCACCTTCCGATCGTTCAAAATGGGAGCGATGCGTCTCCACTCGGCGCGCGCTTCCTTCCCGAGCCAGGACGGTGGCCTGCCGATCTCCACGGCCGACGCCGGGAGGATCATCTGGGGCTTCACGCCGCGTGTCATCGGCTTGCCCGTTGCGCACCGGGCTGGTTAGAATTCAGCCTTTTAGGGGGAATATTTGAATGGCTAAGAAGCGCATTTCGAGCACTGATTTGAGTTGGCTCATTCTTCAACAATTGGACGATCCTGGGAGCCGAGCCGCGCGCATCGCGCTTGCCGTCGTTGCAGACGACAAACATGGTTGGCGCGTGGTCGTCGGCGCGAATAGCCGGCGGTTCGTAACCAGCGAGATCGCACGACGGCTTGCAGTGCTGCAGGACCGGCTTCGACCGAAGTATGAGCTTTGGGGTTGAGATCACGGCCCTACTCTTTCGACGACCAGGTCGAGGCCGGCGCGCCGGCCGATCTCCCTGATCTTCTGAATCTTGTATGGCTGGTTTTGGTAGCGCACGCGGTTCTCCAATGTGATGTCCGGCCGCCAGTAAATCCGGAAGGTGACGGCGGTTTCCGTGGTGGTGTGGGCGCCCTCATGGTTCACGGTGTCGTGCTGCACAATCTGGGCGCCGACGCGCGCGACGATGCTCCACGTCCTATTCGGCGTTCGGTATTCGTCGATCTCGGTCGTCGGTTCCTCAATGACGATCTGGCGGTCGAGGCTTCCAGCCCTCATGGCACGCGCTCCTTTAGGACCGCGGCCAACGTGACGATGCAGTGAGAATAGTTGGCGTGCGGATCGCGCATGTATTGAATGCCGGTCACAGCCAGGTCGTGGGCGTCCCAGCCGTCGAGGGGCAGCACGGCGCGCTCTACCTGAGCATCCCAGGTCAGCGCAGCCACGATGGCGCTGCCCAGGCGCTTCGCCTGGACTAGGCCATTCTCTGCCTGCCATCCGTGAATGACGGCGTGGGAGATGCAGCCGAATCTTTTAAACACGCTTTGCCCCTCTCCGATCAGCAGACAGGGCACCCGTTCTGGTCTCCCATTGGTGGCGAGAATGTTGTCGGCCGGAATCCATTCCAGCACTTCTGGGGATTCAATCAGGCGCTGCCCAATGGCAGCCTGTAGGGCTAGGCTAGGATCGCTCTTCATCAGGCGCACCAGGCCCGATAGTCAGCGAGCAGATCGAGCAATCCGAACGGCAATTGCTGCGCCGTGACCCCGACCAGGACCATTTCCCGGTTGTTGAACAGGTGCGCGGTCAGCATCAAGATCGCTTCGCGCACGCGGGGCGCCGTCGCCGATGTGATTGCCGCACCGGTATGGGATGCTACCCAGTCACTCGCGGCTTCAAGCTTCGATTCAACCAAAGCGTCGTGAAAGCCGTCGTTGAGGTCGAGATTCAGGTGCCGTTTGACGTCCGCCACCGTGATAAGTGGCGGCGGGGCGTCGTCTTCATCTTCGATGGGCATTAGAGTAAATTTCCTATATTAGGACTATATTCCGACAAAGGGAATGAGCGGTCTACCGCTGTGGTTGCAAAGTTTGGCGGTGCCCCCGGTGGTGTTGATGGCCTGGCGAACTCGCCAAAGTGTTCGAACGCTGCACTGGCGTAAGCCTCTGCAGCAGCCTCAACGGTAGTGAACGTGCCGAGGTAAAGGTGGCGCTGGTTGACGTAGATGCTGGCGCGATAGTTACCGTGCGGTGTCATCTGCACGCCCTTGATGCCGAGCTTGTTGCTGGCCTTGCGGTTGCGCGCTGTCTGTCTCTTCGTGGCAGATCGGAGGTTGGACCAGCTGTTGTCGGTCCTATCTTCATTACGATGGCTCACACAGAACCTGGGCCATTCGCCGGTCATGTAGAGAACGGCAAGACGGTGTGCCAGGTAGCTGATACCGTCGATGGTGACAGCCCTATAGCCAGCACCACTAATGCTGCCAGCGACCTCGCCGTCACGGGTAAACGTGCCGGTGGTTCGATCGTAATGGATGATCTCTTTGAGGCGATCAGCAGTCAGCATTGGCTTCCTGCCTTTCGCTGATGGTGGTGTTGGTCTTCCTGATCCGTGGCGCGTGAGGCTTCCGAGGTTTAGGAGGTGGCGGACAGTCGTGCGGCGTTACTTCAGCCAGGCGCTTAATGATCTGGCCGCGCACGCGGCTGGGCTCATAGCCGGCCATGCGACAGACGGAGGCGAAGTCACGATTAGGTTTGGTGAGCCAGTCGCGTGCGCTTGTGATGTCGGTGTTCCGGCGCCGGTTAGGACCAAGCGGACACGTGGCGTCTTCGACGGCCTGCAGGATCACGGCGCAGAAAAGTTGCTTCTCGGGATCAGCGGTCATTGCCGGCGTTCCTGGCGCTGCTTGAGTGAGTTGTGACAGCGCTCGCATAGGGGCTGCCAATTGGATCGCTGCCAGAAGAGCACCTTGTTGCCACGGTGCGGCCTGATGTGATCGACGACGGTCGCAGGCCTACCGCAGCGCTGGCCCGAGGTGATCAGCATCTCGCAGCGCGGGTGTGCGGCCAGGAAGCCAACGCGGGCCTTCTGCCAGGCGCTGTCGTAGCCGCGTGCTGCAGCGTTCGGGCGCCTGCGATCGGTCTCCGCGCGGCGCGCGGCCTGGCAGGCGCAACGAATACCGGAGGCGACCACGCGGCCGCAGTTACAGAGACGGGCGGGTTTCTGGGGCATGATCAGGCCGGCACGTCGCGCATGTCGGTCACGGCGCCATTGCCCAGGGCGTTAAGGCGGTCCCTCGCTGAACTTATGTCGGTGGTCGTGTCGTCGTCCTTGCCCGTTGACGATCCGAAGATCGCCCCGAGCATTTCGATTCTGCCCTTTTGCGCTTCGATGATCTCTGCGGGCGTGGCGTTCCAGGCTTGTTCTGGCGACCAGGAAAGCCAACCGGTGGCGATCCTGAAGAGACGCTCATGGTATTCTGCGAACGGAATGGGTGTGCCGGTCGGCTCGCTGTCATTGATCCGATCTTCAGCGCCGGAGAGCAGCAGCACGAACTTCAAAAGCGGTTCGCGGACCTCCATGAGGCCAGACAACAAAGACTTGCTGTCACGCAGGTAGTCGAAAAAGTAATCGACCGCTTTCGGATCAGTGCTGCCTACGCTGATTAGATCAACAGCAGCAGCAAGATCGCAACGGGCAATAGCCTCGCATAGGTCTTGAAAACCATATCGTTGCTCCAAACGATATGCGGCTCGCAAGGACGCACGCAAATGGATCGTCTCTTTTTCGAGGCTGATCGCTATTTCGCTGTCTGCGAGCCGCATGTCCGTTACGCCTTCACGCTCTTGACGAGAACAGCAGCTTCGGAAAGCAGCGGACCACCGCCGACACGACGGCGGGCGTGGAACTTCACGATGCCGTTGCCGGCGCCGGTGTAGTCGTCGCGCATGATGCCGACGCCAACTTTATCGACCACCTGGTAGGCACTGGCGATGTCGCCGAATACGATCGGATAGGTCGTGCCCGTCGCGGTGGGCAGCAGGCTCAGGTCGGCGCTCTCATAGACGGGACGGCCCAGGAGGGGTGCCGGGGTGCCGTTGGCCAGGCTGTCCGCCCAGATCGCGCCCTTGGTGACGCCGTCCGCGGCAGCACGGATCACGCCCATGGTCTCGCGGCGCATGATCCACGAACCATTGGCAGCGTATTCGCCCGGCAGCTTGTAGAACGCCGCAATCACGGCATCGATGATGTCGCTGCCGTTCGCGTTCGCTGAAGTGAACGCATAGTCGGCTGGCGTGTTGAGCAGGCCGGTGGGCTTGCCGTTGCCGTCGCCAACCATGAACGAAGTGGCCTCAGCCTTGCCGAACTGCTTTTGGACGTGGCCGGCAATGAAACCCTGAAGGTCGACGAAGTTGTCTTCGAGCAGCTGCCGGGACACGGGCACATAGCCGGCATACTCGTAAGCCTTGAAGTTCAACTGATCGAACGTCGGCTCGGTCGATCCGCGGTTTCCGGTTTCGGTTACCCAGCCGCCTTCGATGCCAGTATCCAGCACCGGAATGTAGATCTCGCTGCCGCCGATGGTGATCTTGGACGCCAGGGCGCGCACGGGCGAGAACTGCACCAGCTTCTCGATGATGCTGGTCGAATACTCGGGAGCGACGACATAGCCGCCAGATGCCGGCGTGCCGGCGTTGAGCGTCTTCTTTTCGATGTCGTCGAGCGACGTAACGCCACCGCGCAAGAAGGCGTTGAGCGCCTTGGTCTCGATCGCAGCGTCGTTTTGGTTGTCGTTGTCGGGGGTCAGGTTCGGCCGGCCGGACTTGGCTTCGAGCTTGTCGAGGCGGTCGATCAGCTTGGCATTGTCGTTTGCCGCCGACTTGGTTTCGATGTCCTTCAGGCGCGCGTCGAAAGCGGCCTGAAAGCCTTCAAGGGCTTTCGTGATGAGCGTAGCCTGGTCGGCGGGATCGCCTTCCTTGAGCTCGATAGAGAGGGGGTGATTCATAGAACTTTGCTTCCTTTGATTTGCGCCGTGGCGCGGGTGATGATCTGCGCTGCCGTGGCGCGGTTGATGGATTCCGCCACGGCGATCGTTTCGGCGGAAAATTCGGATTCAAGATTCGCGCCTTGGGGTGATTTGGATTGCGAACGATGGAGACTTCGAACAGGTCCAACGCTGCGATGATGCGGTTGCGCCCTGCTTCGCCGGTCCAGGACCGTGCCTTGAAGCCGATCGACAGGCCGGAAACCAAACCGCTCTTGACCATGGCCAGGACAGAACGCACTCGCGGCCGATCGACATGAAGCTGGCCCTTAACGATCAGGCCTTCGTCGGTCTGCTTTACTTCGTGCCAGGTGCCGACCAGGTCGGCGGGATCATGCTGATACAAGATCGGCAAATCGGAGCCGACAACATTGACCGCACCTTTCACGATCATGTCGCCGACGCGATCAGCTTCGCCGAATGGCCATGCATTGCCGGTGATGGTTCCGGTATCGTCGACAGCGAGTGTCGCTTTAACTTCGAGGCGCTCGTTCATTGATGCGGTGCTCCAAACCAGGCGTGTTCCAAAATTCGGTTCGCGAGCGGCCACGACGCGATCAGCGGCTGGTCGGCGATGTAGGCCGCAATCATTTCCGCGGCGCGCTTAGGGTTCATGCCGCCACCGATCGCAGCGAGCCTGATCGTCTCGGTGATGTCCGCTTGATGCATGTGTTTTGCGAATACACGTGCCGCGATGGTGCCAATGCCGGCGCCGCACTTCGCTTCAAGCTCGATGATCTGCGCTAGGCGCAACGCGAACAGGTATTCGCCGTCGCCAAAGTATGCTGTTAGGGGCTTCATGCCGGTGCCCCGTAAACCGTAACGTTGCCGTAGGCGTCCTTTATGACTTGGACCGCGGAGCCCATCGAACCGGTGACGCCCTGATAGGAGCCGATGTCTTCGATGTCGGCGTCGAATGAGACCGTGACGGATCCAGTAATGACCTCGCCATAGATCAGCGGGATCGCCTGGCCCTGACGTGCTCCGTTGCTAGGCCCGTTGATGGTGAAGCTGTCTTCGTTCTTCTGTTCGCCGGACTTCGTGGTGTCGCCGGCCAGCATGGTCGAGACGCCAGACAAGCTTGTAGCTACCGGCCTGTAGCGCCGTGACGAACGCGCCGGGGAATGCACAGTTGAGCGCACGCAAGGCTTCAACGGCGGTCGCAACGTCGAAGCGATGCGATGCGCCGAACTGTTTCTTGAGCCGGCCGTGAAGGTGGACATTACGAAGCATCTGATGCACTCACGACGCCGGTAGCGTTGGGCGGGGGCAGCAGCTTTTCACCACCAGGGACCGCAGCTCGGTTCTCAGCGGCCCGTGCTTCGTTCGCAAGCAACCACGGACCGCCAACGGCAGCGGTGAAGGCTTGGGTGCGCTTCACAAGGTCGCTACGGACAAAACCGTCGACCAAGAATTCAGCGAAGTAGGTTTTGCGTTCGTCTTCGGTCAGCAGCTTCAGCGCGACTTCGTTTTCCCATGCCGAGATCCAGCGCATCAGGGAGAAGTCCAAGAAATCCTGGCGCATGCTCTCGGAGTTGCCCCAGGTCGCGCGACCATATTCGTAAAGCAGGATTGGCGGCACGCGGAACACGCGGGCGATTTCGTTGATCTGGAAAGCGCGGAGCTCTAGGAATTGCGCGTCAACGCTCGTCATCGTGAGCGCTTGCCATTCGGCGTCGGAAGGCACGACGGCCGTGCCGCCAGTCTTGTCGCCACCATGCGCGGCAGTCCACGCCGTCTTGACCTTAGTCAGCGCGTCGGCGGTGACGTTGCCCTTGAGGCTCAGAACGCCGGACGGCCTGGCGCTGTTCGCGAACAGCTTCGAAGCATGTCTCTCCAACAACATCGTCAGGCCGATTGCGTCCCTGGCCTCGCCGACCAGGCCGCGACCAGACAGTGCCGGCGATGGAATGTGGAAGATGTCGCCTTGCGGGATGTCGCGGCTCTTGCCGCCCTCGGTGATCTTGTAGGCCGGTCCCTCGAAAGCATCGAACGTAACGGTGACGCTCTCGGGATCGAGCCGGAACAGGGAGATCGGCTTACGCTCCGAATTTCTGGCGATGAACGCCAGGCCGCCTGCCGGAAAGAGCAGCGCGTCGGCGGTCAGCTGGTCGCGGAAGCGGCTGGCTGACGTGAAGTCGTTCGCCTGGTCGTGCAGCAACCGATAAATGGCATGATCCGGCGCGCGTTCTTTGCCGTCGTCGGTGCGCTTGTAGATGTGAAGCGGCAACGTGCCGATCGGTTCGCTGATCGCGGCGACGGCGGCGCGGACCGGCGCGCACGACATGGCGTTGCGCGGAGTGACGGAAATGCCGGCAGCGGAAGGATTCGCGCCGAACGCTTCGAACAACCAGGCGTCGGGCGTAGCGGTGCCGCTCTTGGTTTCGAAGCCGAGAAGGGATTTTAGACGGGTCGCGATAGTCAAATGAGCACACAATCAGAGGTTGGACCGGCCTGGGATAAGGGCGGTCTCGGAGCCGATTTCTCTGTTGTGCTGTGTTCGGAGCGCCGAAATAAGATTCTGTTCGGCAACCTTCAATCGTAACTATATTACACTACTAATTGCGGCGACAATATGACCGTAATACAGAAAAACTGTTACGAGTTGCACCGCTTTTCTTCGGTTGCAACTGACCTAACCAACTGAATTTACTTGATTTATATCACTATGGTCGGGGCAGCTGGATTCGAACCAACGACCTGCAGTACCCAAAACTGCCGCGCTACCAGGCTGCGCTATACCCCGATCATGCTGGGAAATGCGTCGATACACGCTTACCCCCCCGCCATCAAGGCGATGTTGGGGCCCGCCCGGGAGC